GCAGCTTTCTTCCGTACTGCCTCCTGGTTCTGCCGCTGGGTGGTGTACGTAGGTGGGGGTGCTTAATTGCATCACTCACCATGCCAGCCACCACTATGGTGGCTGGCTCGCGCGAGAAGCTTCTTCGTTGGATCCTCAAGATCGCAATAGCCTACTATGGCGCGATCAGGATCTACCGTAAGTTGCCTAGCGCGCGATTGGCAGCCCTTCGCGAGACCGCGTTTGTCTACATTGGCAAGCGCATCGGACCACTGGTTAACCATGACGCGGTGTGTAAGGTTGAAAACGACCCTCACAACGAGGACGTCGGCCTTGCCAAACACCTCAGCATGGTTGCAAGGTTGGCGTCACAAGACGTTCATTACCTATGTATTCCAGTGAGCCGACTCGCTAGGTGGTACCTGGCACGCATGATCAAGAAGATCAGGTCAGGCGTGACCTCAACCAACCCATGGTGGTTGAGGATTGGTGCCACCGACGTCCGCGGCGATCAACGTGCGCGCAGGCTTGTCTCGCGAATCATCAGTGAGGCAACCCACGCACACAACGTCGAGGACACCCCAGTCGGTCCAGCTCCGGACGGGCCGCACGTCCACTCTGGTTTCCGCAAGCTCGCACAATCTTTCCGAGTTCCCGGTGCAAGCCAGAGTGACATCAACAACACTCAGAGCAACCATCAAGTCGCAGGCGCCTCTCGAAATGTTGGGGTAGGCAAAACGCGTCGTTACCTCGAGAACAACGCGTTCAAAACCCATGACCTCAGCAAGAGCAGCGCAGCCCGCGATGAGCTAGCGAGTGGCATCCGTGACGTCAACGACGTAAAGGATTTGCTACACATCGGCCCCTCCGACGAGTATGAGACTGGCGCAGTTCTCACGCTCGTCGATGATGACATGTATAGGGACTCCCTTGCATTGATCGCCGGCGCTAATGCTTTGATAGTCACTCCGAGTTACAACAAGTGCGCTGGCGTGGGGACCGACTCGACATGGTGGTATACCACTGACACGAAAGGCAATGTGTCAGTTGTCGAGCGCGTGGCATCGGTCAACGGTGCCGTGTACTCCAACCAGCGCCCGTGGAACTACGCCGAAAACGACTTCGTCTACATCACTCATGCTTCTGGTGATGCCTTCACGACTTACAATGTCGTCATCAAACACCAACCGGGCACACATCATATGTGGGTCTGGTTGGCACGCAACACAACCACTTGGATATCCAAAGACGTTTGCGATTTGATGAAGACGCTGGTCGGCGACACGGGGTTGAACGCGGTGGAGTTACGTAAGGCTGCCAATGTGATATGCATCACACCTGCTGACGCGCTTGCCAAATTGCCTAAGGCAACCGGCGAGCAGAAGGAGAGGAAAGCAGAAATTGCTCGACTCTTTGGTGGCCCCAATCCACGAAATTTCATCGTTGGACTCTTCGGGACCGGTAGCGACCCGATCTTTAGTATCAAGTACGCCGATTCTGAAGGGCCCAACTCGTCAGTCGAGATCACGGAAAATGAGTACCGCGAGTTCTGTCACATGGGCAACTCTGGAAAGTCGAAAGGCTTCGGAGTCTCAGAGATAAAACGCACAATGCTCTACATGGGCAATTGGCGAAAAGGCTCTGTGGAACCAATTATCGCGGGATACTTCCTGATCCCGATTGATTATCGACCACGCCCGAACATCATGTACGTTCGTCAAGATGGGTCAGTTGACGACGACACCGATGGCAGGGAAACAGCTGTTTGGGCCGCGCCGAACCCAACAAACACCGCCCCGGGCGTGGCCGATACGACGTCTGAGCAGGCACACATCGCCTACAAGGAGAAACGACTTGAGGAATTTGCGAACAAGATTGAACCGTCGGAGGATTTCAAACATCTTACCGACATGCTTCTGATGAAGTTCATCAGCCTGATCTCCAAGGAGACTGGGGTCGCACTCAAGTCGAAAGCGCTACCATCTGCGAAAATCATCCATGAGACTCGCACCGGCGCAGCTCAGGCTGCCCGTTTGGAGCGCTGGCTCCATAACAACGCAAAGGAGACCGTTCCCAGGTCCAACCTGAAGAGCGAGACCGCTGCAAAGGCGAGTGTTGCACCCCGCTGCATCACGCAGTACCCGGAAGGGCTCTCGATTCAGACAGGCCGACTCGGCCTTCTGATCAAAGAGATCCTCAGTGGGTGCAGCTTCTACATGCCCGGCAAAACCCCCACTGAAATCGCACGAGCGATACGTTCGTTGACTGAGTTCTCCTTGTGGAAGGACGAACTCGGTGGGGCGTTTGGACTGGGTGTGACTGGTCTTCACGACACGGACTACACCAAAATGGACGAGACAATCAGTGAATTCATCTACGGATGGTTCAAACGATTTGTACTCGCGTTCGTGTCGGATGGCGATATGGAGGAAGTCAAGCAGATTTTGGATGACAATGTCAACTTCAAATCTCAGCTATTCAATATCATGATCAAGACTGGCTACAAGAACAACAGCGGGTCCGGTGTGACCACCGCCTTGAATACGTTCTTGTGTGCGTTCTTGGACTTCCTCGCTAACACACTCGCCATCGTTCGCCACGCGACAAGCGTGTGCCACAAAGACAAAGCCCCTAACGGCTTCCAATTGAACCACATCACCCGTTCTACAGTCCGCAAACATCTGGAGAAATACCAGAAGGACCTACCGCTGCAATGGATGTGCTCGCGAATCTACGGATGCGATCATTTAGAGATTCAGCGGCAAATGGAGGCGGGAAAAGCTTTGTGCTCAATTCTCGATATGTACACCATCCCATATTTCGCCATCGGGCTCAAGTTCGGTGACGATGGGGTGGGCGCGCACTTGCCGTATATCACGGACGGCCAGTGGAGCGACTGCTCGCAGTACGTGACACAGACTATCGGAATGATTCTCAAAGCGACGTTCACCAGCCCGGAAAGTGGCACGTTCTTTCTGGGCCGGCGTTATCCAGCGCCGACTAAGACCTTGGCGTCATATGCTGATGTCATCAAAGCTATTGCGAAGCTATCTGTTGCTCGCAACAGCGATGTCAGCAAATACACGCTGAAGTTGCGTGGTTATTGGACTACCGATTCCAGGACACCTGGGATCCGGGAGTACTTGATTGCCGTGTCGAACATATACGGCATCAAGCTGGCCGCATACGAGGCTACGGACTCCGTCGACGAGGACGGAAGTCCGGTCTTGTCCGATGAGATGTTCAACTTGTTGGTTAATGACAAGGACATGTTTTATCGCGTCATCGATGGACCTTACGAGGTTGATGATTCGGACGTGCCTGTCATGCTAGCAAGCATCTCACACGAACTCGGGTTCTCGAACTGTGCTGAACTCGAAGAATGGCTACAAGGAATGGCCGCTTGCAACACGTGGGATCAACTTGACGAGTACCTCTTACCTGGAGAGCCGTACAACCCCGACAACGAGCCTCATGGCACGCGTCGCACGTCGGGGGTTATCAAGACCCTGCTTGAAGCAGCTACTAATGAGGCCACATCCACGTCACCGTGTGACGAGCCAGAACAAACATCTGACGAACTGATTACCAGCGCAGCGCTGGCCCTACAGTACCTACTACGCGAGCGCAATGCTTGTATGGAGGACTACTACAACAACCGGGCCAGTCAGACGCCAGTGGACCATGACGCGTCGGTCGACCACGTCGGGGCAAACCGCTTAATCGCGGAACCCGGCACGTCAGCAGACCACGCCAACACGGTCCACGCATGAGCATAGCTCATGCATCACTGCCTCCATTTACGCGTTCATGTCTCCGACGCGTACTACGGTTAGGTTTGGATTCCAAGTCCGTAGGCTATGGCTAGGTCTGACCCACCGAAAACCAACAATTGTTGGGTGAAGTAAGCATGGCGTCCATGACACCTCAACAACTAGTACAGGCCGTGCGGTCCAAGGACCCAATGCACGGTTTGTGCGAATCCAAGCAGATCTCCCCAGAGGGATGCGACTGGCTCAAGTTTGCTCTTGACCCGTTCCACGACTTGCAGTTGGACAACCTCCGTGGCTACCCCGATGTTGCCACAGAGCCCACTGTTATCGTCAAGGTGCGGCAGGCACTCGAGATTTCCGCACCCGCGGCCGTAAGGACCGAAAACCAGAACTGGGATTGCCACATTGTCCTTTCACCCGTTGACTGGGCGAAGCCCACCGCGATGCTATCTAGCACGGCGGGTCCGCCCGGGGATGACTTACATGGCTACAATGTCGCTGGGCGTTTCCTTCCAATGGGCGACCCCACGGCAGCCAACCCACTGTCAACCCCGGCCGGCAGCTTCGAAGGCAAAGGTCACTCAAGTGATGGCGTTTCCGGTGTCCTTGGACGGATTGATGGCTTAGTTGTCAATTCCGTCCCTGCGGCACCGGCAAATGGGGGAGATATGACGTACACACCCGGACACATGCCATTGGTCGAGGGCAGCGCCGGCTACAAGCTTGACCAAATCAACCTCGACAACTATCTTGACTTCGGCGACACGGACCTCGGTGCGTACCGTCTTGTCTACAGTGGTTTTGAGGTGGTCAACACAACGGCTCAGATTTACAAACAAGGAGCGGTAACCGTCTATGAGTACGGTCATTCGTATGAGACGTCCCAGGCGGTAACGTTCTGGAACGAGGATACCACTCCACCTGAGACCGGCCGCGGTGCCCAGACAGTTGGTACCAACACCTTCCGTTGCCCTCCGAATACTATTGCGGAGGCCAAAATCATGCCAGGCTCGCACACCTGGCCTGCACAGGAAGGGTGCTACTGCACTGCCAAATTCCAGTGTGACAATCCGTTCCAAACCCCCACTCAGCGTAATTACGTGATCGCGCAGAACCAGAATTCTGCGTCGACTGAGAGCGGGTACGGGTTTTCAAACACCGGCGGGTCCATAGTGTCCCCCGGTCTGGTTGGCACGTACGACAGCACTGTTGGTATCAAAGACAACATGACCATTGGTGCGTGGGCTGCAGCCCCAGCCACACACTTTTCACGCATGTCCACTTGTGGCGCGTACTTCACTGGCTTGTCGCCCCAATCTACCTTGTTTATTACTTGGAGGGTTGGGATTGAGCGCTTGCCAGCTGCTAACAAACCAACGTTCCTGGCGCTTGCGCAACCTAGCGCCGTGTTCGATCCAAACGCATTGGCTCTCTACAACTTGATTGCCAATCACTTACCTCCAGGATGTCCTCAGGGGTGGAATGACATGGGCCGCTGGTTCCGCACGATAGCGGACGTGGCCCAGCAGGTCATCCCTGCGGCATTCCCGTTGGTCGGTACGGCTCAGATGATCCTCCGGTCAATGGGGGCCGTTAAGGCTGCCACGGCTTTGCCCGCGGTTGCTCAGGCCGCCATGGCTGGGGTCAACGCTGCCAAGCAGCGGAAGCAAGAGGCAGCTGCCAAGTTGCAAGCTGCCGCCAGGAACAAGAAGAAGCAAAAGCCCGCTGTGCAAAATTTCGGCACCCCGGGTCAGCGCGGGTCGCGCAAAGTCCAGAGCTTTTCACAAATGGCCTAGACTCAGCGTGATTTTGAGTGGCAGATTACCATCACCTGTCACATATATTCGCTTTCATTAGCGATTTCATTAACTGCGACGTTCGGTCAACGTCAGAATAAAATGGAGCAAACAAACATGACACGTCGGGGATGAACCCCACCGGCATGCACCATTGCGTGTATGTCGGCCCAATGTGGACGGACACCACCCCAAGTTTCGGGCGGGACGTGTACTTGCGATGAGTTACA